GCAGTAGCGGAGTCATAAGGCAGAGCGTTAGATGCCTCTCACCACGCGCAGGCTGCCGTCTGAACTGCGCAGGATGAAGTTTCCGCGATTGATTTCGTTCTGCTTTGCCAGTTTGTAAAGAGCTATAGCACGGCGAAAGATTTCACCTCGTGAAAGGCCATGCTCTTGCTCAAGTTCTTCAAAGTCTGCTGCAAGTGCGTATGACATGCGTACAGCAAATCTTGTCGGGGGCTGCGTTGCTTGTCCCATGGTCGGTTGGTGGTGGTGAATGGGTGCCGGGGGAAGGGCGGCGATCTTAGCCTGCCTGCGGTAGCTGGCTGACTTGAGCGGTGATGGTTTTGGTTTCGGGAACCTCTAGCTCTGCTTCTAGCCAGTAACGGTTCTCACCTGGCTTCAACGAGTCGAAGGTGTAGCTGTGAAAATCCTCTGAACTGGAGCTGCTCCAACCCGCTGATGACCAGTCGCCATTGCAGTCAACTGAAACGGCAATACGGACTTTGACTGTTTTACTCATGGTCAGTCGGTCAGTGGTGGTGAATGGGTGCCAGGTGGGACGCCCCCCGCAGATGGACCCCACAAGGGCCACCCGGCCCCCACATCATAAGCCATTGCGCTTCCCTAAGCCACAACGGCAAACTGAGAAAACACAACAGCACCATGCCCCTCCCGTTCGTCACCGCCCCAGAAGTCAAGGTCGAGCAGGTGGGGGATGAGAGCACGGGCGTCCTCCAGTTCCCGGTGTTCAATGCCCTGTTGGTGGGGGAGCGCATCCTGCTCGATGAAATCGACTACCAGAGCACGGTGAACGAGCAGACCCACCGCCTAGCAAGCATCATCCGCGAGGCAGACGACCTGCCCGAGGCCACGGCGAACCTTGTGGCGGCCCGCCTGATGGCCAAGCACATCGGCATCCCGGTGGTGCTGGAGCCCCTGGAGAACGCCATCCGGCAGCGGGAGCACCGCCTGATCCGCGACATTGACAACCGCCTCAGCGCCCAGAACGAGGCCCAAGTCACCCGGCTGGTCACCGCCGCGATCGTCTACCGGCTGGGCAAGGTGGATCCCGACTGCGCCAAGTGGACCGACGACGACACCCGCAACCTCACCGAGGGTCTGCGCAACGCCATCTACAGCTTCATGCTGCGCGAGCAACGCGGCGGCGCGGCACCGGCTGATCCCAAGGCCACCCTGCAACTGATGGCCGACAGCCTGGGAAAGCCAAACCTGCCCCAACCGACTGGGGCGCAATCTTCTGGCGCCTGCACGATCTCTGGCCCCACAACCCCGCCTTCGCCCGCGAGCGATTCGCCTGGTGCCCTGAAGCCTTCATCTGGGAAGCGCTCGACCAAGGAACCCGCCTCCTGAGGGAGCGGCTGCACGCGGCAGAACGGCCGATCGCCAACCTCCACGCCTTGTACGCCAGCGCTCACCGGGATCCCGATAAGCGCCGCGAGCCGTTCAAAATGGAGGAGTTCTGCTGGTTCCTCCCGCTGAAGGATCAGGACGCTGCCGAGGGACCGCCTGCTGTAGCCGGTGCAGCGATGCTGGCCCTATGCGAGGCAAGGCAGGTGCCAGGCTTTGCGATGGCCTTCTACGACGCTCTGGCCACCGCCGGGGAGGGGACGCCACCGCCCCCACTGCTGGCCCTGCAGGCAGACGATGCCCTGCTGCTTGCCCCAGTGGAACATCAGGACGGCTGGCAGGGGCTGCTACTGGCTGAGGAGACTGCAGCGGGACTGGAGCGAACCTTCAGGCTGGCGGATGATTCGCAGCGGCTGGTGACCCTGTTGGTGCCACCCTCTCCCGATGCTGCAGCGCCAGCATGGGCGGCGGCAGATTCATGGCTGCCCATCGTTCAATCTCCCGGTAGCAATCCTCAACCGCCTGCGCTGCTGCCTGAATCGACGTGAAGTAACCCAGCGACCACCGCCGACCAGCCCACCACACCCGAGCCTGATACGGGCGGTGTGCGTTATGGGGGCAGTGGGAAACGCCGCGAGGGTAGGAAGCCATGCCCCAGCTTTCCCACCTAAGCCGCTGCGGAGGCTTAAGCCATGGCGGGAACCTGCGGGGTAACGCACCGGCAAGGCCGGAACGATCATGGCCCAAACGTGGGAACAGGCTTACGGGTTCCGGTTCTTCTTTGTGCCGATGAAGTCGGCATCGGTGGACCTGACTCAGGTAACGCTCGGTGGCCTCGGCACCGGCAAGTTCATCAACAACACTACGCTGCAAAGCTCCTCCGCCACGGTGATCACTGCCGGGACTGGTGACAGTTTCGCGCTGGGCGTGGGCACCAAGGCGATCACCAATGCCGCCCTGGCATCCAACGTGGTCACCTTGACCTTTGCGGCTGCTCATGGCATCGAGGTAGGCAAGCGGATCGCCGTGAAGGATCTCCCGGCTCCCTTCACCAGCCTCAACGGCTCGTTCGTGGTGGCCTCGGTGACCACCACCTCCCCGTTCACCCTGACTTACGCCCTCACCGGCACCAACATCACCTCAGCTGCCGTATCTGCCGGTGTGGTGGCCCCCTCGTTGCTGCTTGACGGCACCGATGCACCGTTCCGCCTGCTGGGGCTGAGCAACCTGCAGCCCAGCAACAGCACCAACAAGGAAAGCGTCATCATCTATGACGATGAGGCAGGTTCCTACGACACTCCCATCCCCGTGTCTCGGACCAAGGATTGGAGCCTAGAAGGCGCGATGAACTATTCCGATACCGCATGGCGTGCGATGCGGTTCTGCGAGGAGTTCAACGTGACCGAGAAGTTGATGGTCAAATATGCAGTCATCGGCCCCAACAACGGTCGGCAAGTGGAGTACGGGTTTGCGTTCTTCGAGAACTACCAGCCGCAGCAGGCGGCGGGGACCGTGATCAAGTTCCAGGTGGCGCTTGCGGGCTACGGCAAGGTGGGCCTCGATCTGCTCTGATCATGGCGATCACTGTTCGGGGGGAGACGTTTGAGGGCTATAACAAGCCCAAGCGAACCCCCCAGCACGCCACCAAGAGCCATGCGGTGCTGGCTAAGGAGGGTGAGAAGGTCCGGCTGATCCGGTTCGGTCAGCAGGGGGTGAGTGGTGCCGGGAAGAACCCTCGCACCGATGCGCAGAAGGCCCGCCGTGCGAGCTTCAAGGCCCGCCACGCTGACAACATCGCCAAGGGTCCGATGAGCGCCGCTTACTGGGCAAACAGGGTGAAGTGGTAGCCAAGCAAACAACGGAAATCCCGGTGTTTGAGTTGATGGCCCCGGTACTGCCGGGGCTTTTTCATGCCTGCCGTACTTGATGGGTACTTGACGGTTACTTGATGCCCTTACGCCTCAGCGCTAAACAGCTGACTAACGAACTCCACGCGCTTGGCCCAGGTGTCGCCACCTTCGCGGCCCTTGCACGGGTTGATGCAGACCGGATCGTTGACCATGTTGCACACCAGCCCCGCCAGATCAAGCTCAGAGGCCTTCCTGCCGGTGCCTGACCAGTAAAGCTGCTCACCTAGCCATAGGGCGCCGCAGCGTGGGCAGGAGCGGGCTTCCGTGACTGGGGCTTCCATGGTGGGCGGGCAGTGTTGCGGCAGGTTTCCGGGGTGTTAGCCGCCTTGCTTGGACTTGGTGAGAACAAAAGGCGTCAGCCATTCGACTACGCCTTCTTCACAAAGGGCTTCGATGAATTTTGGGTTGTTTTTTAAAAGTGCTTTTAGTTCGGGTTTGCAAAAAACTATTTCCGTTTTGCCCCTTGCGCAAGATTTGGCGTGCTCTAAAACAATAGTTAGTCCAAGGCTGATGGCCTGAGCATGGTTGTCAAGCTCCAGTAATGCTGCTGCTTGCTGAGCCTCTTTTAGACCCTCGTCATTCATTATCAAACGGTGCGGATGATCGCTGTCTTTACTCATGGTGTGTTCGGGGGTACCAGGGCAATCACTAAAAAGGTATCTGTATAGCAGGTGATTACAACTTCTTTGCAAAGGTGTCTTTGCGCTTCTATTGGTGCATACCTGCGCTCCCAAGGGCCTGGTTTTTGACAGGTTTCTATAAGATTTACTATGTCGTCTCTTGACAGGTAACTACAAACAATATCATTAGTTAGCTGAAAACTGGGCGTTGGCGGATCGTAGCGACTACCCTCCGGCGTGCCATAAGCAAATCCCAGCGCCTTTTTACGGCACCTTGCCTCTCCCATGATCGGTCGTGCGGTGGTGGCTTTTGGATTTTACCCCATCTGTAAGCCGTTTGGAAAGGGCAACGCCTCCCGGTTCCCGGATCGGCCCGCCCGCCGGGAAAGCTGGGGCATGAGCCTGCCCACGACCGCCCAAGGCATCTACGACCTGCTGGCGGGCGATGCGGTGGCGGCCCCTTTGCTTGGCACGTACACGCCTCGCGGCCAGAGTCCTGTCCCCGCCATCGCCGTGGTGCGCCGCAATGAGCAGCTACCAGAGGGGGTGGCTGTGGCTGGCCTGGAGGTGGTGATCCTCGCCAACCCCGATTACGGCACCGTGCCGTACCTCACCGGGGAGACGGGACTGAACCCCCAGTTCCGGCTGTACGTGTCCGAGTGGTCTGCCCTGCAGGTGGCACCGCAGGCGATCACCAATGCCGCCCTTGCGTCAGGCACGGCCACCCTCACCTTTGCAGCCGCCCATGGCATCGGCGTAGGCAAGCAGGTAGCCGTGAGCGGCCTCCCGGCCCCCTTCGCTGCCCTGAATGGCACCTTCACGGTGACCGCTGCCACCACGGCCTCACCGTTCACCCTGAGCTATGCGCTGGCGGGCAGCACCATCGCCTCTGCTGCAGTGGCCGCTGGCGTGATGACCCCTTCGCCCGCAACCAGCCTGCTGGCCCTGCCGGCGCTGACGCAGCGGATCATCAGCCTGCTGCCGGGGTGCCGAGCGGTGCCGATCAGCGGGGATGCACCAGGGCAGGGGCTCGGGGTGCTGGATCAGTACGTCATCAGTTGGACCAATCCTACCCAGTACGTCGTAACACCGGAGAGCTGAGATGGCAGGCAATGAGTGGGTTGTCAAGGTTACGGCCGATGT